ATAGTTCTGCACCTCGGAAAAATGATAACATGTGAACGGCACGAACGGAAACCTGTCTATGCCAAAAGGCTGTTGTTCCTCGTAGACCACGTTGGAATTGATCAAGCAGTGCATACGCACCGTCGGCTTCATAGCTTTGATAAGTTTGACATTGGGATTGAAGCGCTTGAATAGCTCAAACTGATCGCGCGTGCCATTCCAGTCGATCACCTCGCCACTGCTCTGGTCTAGAACCTTTCTTACTGGCCTGTAATCGCGCTTCCAGTACTCATCATAGGCATAGAGCTCCTGCTGATATTGATACCAGTTCTGAGCCAGAAACTGGAACCGCCCATCCTTAGTTGAGTATCCTTTAGACAATTGCGAAAGGTCATTCTTGAGGTCAGGAAACAACGATAATACCTGCATCCTGGAGAGATATCTTCTTGTCCAGATCCAATCGCAATCACTGAGATCTGATTGGGTCCAGTACGGATCCATGAGGAAAGCATTAAAAGGGATCCTAGCGGTTCTGATAGCACCATTTTCTGGGTCTTCCCTGTAGTCCATCCAGACGTTTAAAAGATTAAGTCCTGTGATATTGGACCCGTCAAAGCACTGGCTTATCTTCTCATAGGTGTTGTCATCCTCATGCGCCCACAGCATCGCCTCACTAAGATCTGTGCTCGTCTGCTCATCATCGTTGTGACGCGCTGTGACAATCGTGGCCATGCGGTTCTTACGCTGATAGCCACCGATCATGTTGTGCACACGTAACATCTTGTTAAACATCAAGACTTTCGTGTTGCGCGTATTTATGTTATAGAATGTGTTCCAATAGTCTTGCTGGCCCGTCACCATCTTGGTGTCTAGATCAGCCTCGTACCACCATTGCTGAAATAGCGGCTGCGACTCCTTCCAACGCTCATCGATTTCTTTCTTAAGCGAGTGGACGAATTCGTAAGCCATATGCCTCTAGTGTAAAAATATTTATTTACACTCTAGCAAAGGCGGACATTTAAGGAATACGTGGACTAGTAGCCCTTATTCTTGATGCGCATCTCTTTGATCTTCTCGGGCGTCAAGCCAGCGCTGGTTGATTTGCCATAAGCTAGCCTAGCCAAAGCGCAATAGCGCGTAGCATCAGCCCCGTGACTCGACCAGTCATGCACCGGACTATCAGAATAGACATTGAGCGTCTCATTGTATTTCTTATGATAGTTCTCCAAGCATTTGATTAAGTGCTTACAGTTTCGTTCATCTATATAGGCTGTCGAGAGCATCGACCTACATGCTTCTATACCGACGCCAAAATCATAACGAGGCAGAACAACAGCTGACAGACCGAGATCAGAAGCTGTCCGCTGAAGCGACATGCCGGTCTGAACACTTCCGGACCCAGCATCGAAAGGCATATAGTGCTTGCCATATACATAAGGTTTGCTCTGTAATATTTTAATGTAATGCGCTATGCCCTCGCCGCTGCATTCATAGTAATCGATTATGCGATGCTCCGTGCCTACGTCCTGCGTAAATACAATAGAAGTAGAATCGCCATAGCCAATATCCCAATAAGTATTAACACTTGATCTTGGTTCATAGATGACCCTCCCAATTCGCCCGGCAAGACGAGAATCCGTGATAATCCTACCATAATATGATCCCTCTATACCTCTATCGAATGAGCAGTAGTATTCCTGCTGGATGATCTCCTCGCTTATGCCCTCAGCTCGACGTTGGTCCAGCACATCCTGACCGATAAGGCCAGTGTCATCGATTGTAAGCTTTTTGGTATACCACGAATCCTTGAGGAACTGGGCTGTGGTCCATAGATCATAAGCATGATTCTTGCCAAGAGGTGTGGTATTGAATATCACCCATCCCTTGGACGCGTCGATCATAGGGCCGACAACCTCTTGCCACGCCCGGGGATTCTGTACCGCATATTCGGAGAATACAGCGCCATAGACGTTAGGGCCACGCAAGCTATCCGGGTCATCAGATCCTACGATCTGAATGAGTGAGCCATTCGCTAGCTCTATCTTCATCATGCTGGCGTTCTTGGACTTAACCCACTCGACGGGGATGTAGTCCAGCAACCGCTTGCCGTCCTGGTCTATACCATCCCATAGAACTTTTCTACCCTGATTGTAACTAGGGAATACGTAATAGTAAGCTGCGGCTCTATCGGCTATGGCACAGTTGATCATGAATGCCCAGCAGGCTATATCTTTTCCAGCCTTACGGTGATAGAGTAGGTATGCCCGGCGCTTACCATGGAATAGGGCAGATTCGAATTCTTCTTGGTACCACCTAGGATGATATGGTAGTTCCACTATCTGTTGGTCCAACTGGCTTATCCTGTACGATTGCGTTCATTGTTCCGCGTGTCATAGCGAGGTATTGGGCTTTGACCTCTGCCGCGTCCGACTTAAGCTCTTTGAGCCATGCTCTATATTCAGGATCATATAGCGCATGATAGTTCTCAGCTAGTTTACCAATTAGTTCACCTTTGGCAAGCATTTCTTCTCTTCTACAACCAACTATATACTTACATTTATGATAAACGCGTCGGAACACTTCATACTTATTGCAGAAATTGGTAATAGTATCATATCCAAATCCATGAATAGCAGCCCATTTTCTAAACACTATAGAATCAGGCAGTTCGGTCCAAGCTACCAGATTATCCACCAATCCGGGGATATCTTCGGCTGTATAATCGGCTAAGCCACCTGGGCCACCTTTATTTCCATTAGTGTAGGTCTGATACATTGGCGCTGGCATTTAGACCCTCAAGTTTTTCTTTACCATACCTATAGGATCAGTTTTCCCGCAATTTTGTCTTTCGGCAACTTATCATATTGCTCCATACATTGTTTACATGGTATGCCCTGGCATCTATGCGGATTGTCAAACCATCCCTGTTCCAATTGATGTTGCCATTTTCCATTAACGCAGTCTCGGCGATCTTTTTTGCTGGGCACATTTGATCGAATCCACAGTTCTACGAAAAACCGTAACTTGTCTGGGATGATGAAAAAATCAAAAAAATCGGTGTTTTGAACATGAAGAAGATATGTATCGGAGGATTCGACCGATTCCCAATGATACGCCGAGAAATCACTCATATTTCCGTAGGAGTTTAGGAGTTCCCATCCGTTTTCATTCATATCCTGCCAAAAGCTAAGCTGCGAATGGGGATTCTTGAGTATTGTCGATTCAGGCACCCAATAAGATTCGATGTTTATCAAATATCTCCCTCCCACCAATCCTTTATGAGTTTCCATGCCTGCCAATATGCGAAACAGATACCAAAAACCACTAGGGGTGTGATGAGCGATAAGACTATTATCTTCATTTCCTAAATGCCAGATATACCCGCGCAGTGAATATGCCGATTAACGTACCACATAAGCAAAGGAGTATATGTTGTTCAGTCGTCATTAGGCGGCTCCGGATCAATGACGTATTCCTTGAGTCGCTTTTTTGCTTCGGCTAGCATCTTAGGCGCATCGACTGTGCGAAAGAGTAGATCATCCGCTTTCTGTTCTGGCGTCATATCGGCTATGTATCGATCGCGAAAATCACCAGGGGGTATGATCTGACATCCTCTTGCAAATATCCAGCTATCCGCCTCCGTCACATGTTCCAGCATCCAGATATGATCCAATAGCCTACAGCAGCAATAGCACGCCCCGGCTTCTCTCATCTTACATCCACGCGCTAGGCATCTCATCTCGCAGCATGGCTTATATTTATCTTTATTCAATAACTGGCCCCGGTAATTCTATGTAATGGGTAACATCGATGCATGGCTGGCTGTAGAGATTGGGAGCATTCTGCTTCCATACATCGGCTCTTTTGTTGTAAATCGCAAGGAAGCATTCGCAGCCCCAACGACTATTGCAGACGTAGACCAGGCAGTCGTTGTCCGGCTTTTTGTCTTTTACACTAATCCATTTATTCATTAGGCGGCTCCGGGAGCGGCATCCAGTGGGTTGCTTCTTCCACGGGAAAGTGCTGGTTATCCATCCGCCATTCGTTATCTTTAAGATACGCCATTTCCACCCACCATGAATCGCCCTCTGCACCATATATTATCACCCGCCGCTGTTCCATTGGGAGACGCTCTTTGAGGCTAATCCATTTATACATTAGGGGACTCTGGTAATGGTGGAATGTCACACCAATGGGTCACTTTGCGGTTTTCTTCGTCGTAATCGTTATCTATGCTCGCTTCCGTGTTGAATGACCACTTGCTTTTCCTTGGCTTTCCGGCATAGAAACATTGTCCTAGATCTATCGAACGGGATGTTCCAAAATTTATCGAAGGGGTTTCTATCAGAACGAGCACTTCTTTCGATTCTTCCGGAAGGCCTTCGTATATGCTAATCCACGTCATGCCACACTCCAAATTCGTCTTGCCATCGAACAATCCTTTTATCTTCTGGAGCACTGGCCGAACCGGTCACGGTGAAATCCTTATGATATTCCTGATAAGAGATCTCTACCGCCCCATGATCACGATCCCAAGCTCGATAGAATTTCCCATCCCGAGGGATGGGTTTAGGCAGCCTGCGTATTATCTCGTCACAGGACATCGAGTTTAACTCATGAGCGGATGGAAGCCTGGTGTCTCCGGTTCGACTATTCGTTGGCCATGGCCCCTCATCCATAGAACCTCTCCGTAATCGTTAAATAAAGCGCCCATAGGAACATTGCAATCATGCTTGCAAAAGAGACAAGAATGATGGCCCCCATGATGCGCCCGAATATCTTTTCCCAGATTGACACCAAACCAAACGTGATTAGGTTATCGCCGCACATATTCTAAACCTCTTTTTGCTTATTGACCCATTGGTCGATCCTTTCTAGGCGTTGGTATAGGGACTTGGCATCTTCATCAGTTTTGTAGCCGTCGATGAGTTCACGAATTACGAAAGCTGGATATTGCGTTAAGATGTCGGGTGGAACACTCCCAATTTCTGGAATCTTTGGGTTATATCCCGCCGAAGTAGGCCGATTCTCAACTTGTGGAATCTCTGGATGATATCCCGATTCCATGGGCCAATCCGCAACTTCCTTCAGCTGTGGTACTGCCTCTACGGCGTGGACATCCTGAGCTGCGAGCGCTTCTTTTTTCTTTCTTTCCCATTCGCCGTATATCTGAGAGTATTCTCCCACGGTTAAAAGTCTCCCCTGATACATTGTCAACTGCACATTAAACACATTTATTTGATTTGGCATGTCTTCGTCTTGATTCGTGACGGGTGCCGTGGGGTCTTCTGTTAGCATAATGTTTTTCCTTCTCCTGCTGTTTTGTTTGTGTATTCCCAAAGGTTGAATTTCAGATTCATGCCAGCTCCAGATTTTATCATCTGGGCCAAGGTTGTATCCCGTCCTATGGCGAGTGGATAACCTACTACGCAACCAGCATCTGGCGCGTCGGCATATACGGCTTCAAGCCAAAACGGATATCTTTCAAATATCTCTTTGTCAGTCACTTAGTCTCCCCTGTCCACCATATGGATACCGCAAATTTGAGTGTTAGGCAACACTCTTTTCCTTGGATGATACTCTTTTTTTTCCGGAACTTCGTTCAACTTACTGAACCTGTCTCCTTTTGTTCAATCGTAATCCTAATGCGTTTGGGCTTTCCCTTTTCTTGGGCATATCTCCACGTGATTTGTGGGTCGCCGTCTGCTCTGCCTGGCGCTAGGCCAGGGATGATGTATTCAGCGAGTAGGTCACGGATGTATTTAAATGCATATGGGAGGTTATCATCGTCTAGCATGCGGGGTGATATGCGTGTGAACGTCACTATGCAGGGAAGATAGCGCGGGACATGCAGCCTACATAGAGCCATTTGAATTTGCCATGCCTGGAACTTCCGTCTGCGTAACCTGGCTTTGCTGTACCAATGTTCGTGCATATTTGCCGACGAAGGCAAGTCCATTTCGATTTCTACCTCAAACATTCCGACCTCACCAATTGTTATGAATCTCGTAGTTTTTGCTCTCATGATTAGACACGACCGTACCGCTATATCTCATTTTTTCTAGCTTTTCATCCTTCTCCTTGATCACGTGCGCTAGCTTTGATTGCAGTTCGTCCGTGAACCCGAACAGTTCATAACAAAGATCTATAAGATCCTCCACAACCCCTTCTAGGGTATCGCCCTTGGCTACGATGTCACCCATTTCCTGTGTTGGACTGTCGCCGTCCTGATTGCGTTCCCTGTCAGAAAACTCCGTTTCGATGTAGGCAACGAATTTGTTATCGACTTTTACCACCGCACCATTCCGGCCATAAATTCCCCATTTGCGTTCGACCTGATCATCTGATTTCGTGTTTTTTGCCATATTTTCTCCATTTTCCATTTCGATACATTTTGAATAGGATGCCCCATCTTGTGTTAAAACCTAGCGGAAGACCTTATGATCGTTTTGCGCTATTCTAGACCCATAGGAATGCGAAATTAGGCCATGCGGCTTCCATATTGGTTCCTCAATTTGCATATTTGACCATGTTTTAACCCGTTTTACCGTCTGATAATGTATTTTCGTTTATCCAGCCATTGGCGCGCCGTTTCGATGTCATCGATTAGAAAAGAATATTCCGTGCTGCCGCCGCTTCCGTGAGCCCTCCCCTTGACCATACCAAACTCAACGACCCACTCATCAAACGATTCTGGAAATTTATATTCACGGAATAAATCTAGGACCGTATATCTCTTTGCCTTAGCGGTTTGGATGCCATTTTGACTATGTTTTATCCATTCATCTCGAACCCATCCGGTCTTACACATCGTGTGGAAGTGTGATTTGTACGCTTTATCGATGTTAGGTATCTTAGCGCCAAGCTTTTGAATCATCCATTGCGTTCCCTCCTCACCGACCTCAGCTAGAAGTTTTTCGTACTGAACCTGAGTGAGTTTTACGAGACCCTCCTCTCCAAAACAGAGTTTCGAAGAATCCGGTGGGGGGGTGGCCGCGCCAGCGGCTTTCCTCTCCCTCCCCCTCTTCTTCTTATCTTTAGTATCTAAGATATCTTTAAGACTGTCCGAGCTCTGTCCGAGCTCTGTCCGAGCTCCTGTCCGACCATAAATCTTTTCTTCGTCGCAAAACGATGAATATAAGATAGTTATAGCACTAAAGGGGTGTCCGAGCTCCTGTCCGAGCATTTTGCACCGCGAAAAAAAGGTTATACATCCGTCAATATCGTGCCTGGTTATCTTATCTTCGGCCGTGCCTTCCCAAGTTAGCTCCTTTGCCAGTCCTCTAATGGTAAAAAATACTTGCCCCCTTTTTTGAGGATAACCAATGCCATAATAGGGATAAGTCGTGGGTTCCCAAGCCGCCCGCAAGAGAAGTTCCAAAAATATATAGCGGTGTTTGGGCTTAGCGGTTCTGTAAGCCGGATGATCCCTAAGACTATTGGCTATTTTGGTGAATCCGGTATCGTTATGATTTGACATAGCAGTAGTCGCCTGTAAAGTATTTTTATCACTTGCGTGATAAGGCGGTTCTGCTAATATGGGGGGTACTATATCACCCGTCTTAGCAGACTTGCCCGGGGTTTCCGCCCCGGGCTTCTTTTTTATATCAAGCTCGCCATTAAGCGCCAGAACATCCCTTTCAAGCTGCATAAAACTCCTTGATCAATGATCTAGCGGGCAAAACCATGCGAACTCTTTCTCTTCGCCATTAGGGTTGACTGTCTCTACGCATAGGCCAAGGGGCTTGATCAGCACGCCCATGTCGTCTTCGGTGGTGAGAATATAACCCATCTGTTCGAGCTGTATCAGCTTGTCATTAAGCGTTTCGCTTGAGGGCATAATCCTGTACGTGGCGACGTCCACAAAAAAGTCTATACCTCTATAGGGCAGACCTGTTTTGAGATACGCCCGGCATATGTGAATCCATAGGTTAACCAATATTGGATTAGCCTCCTGGAGCTCATCATGGCACTTACCACACACGATAAACTGCATTACAGGTCCCACTCCGATAGTGTGATATTTATGGTGTCGTCGTCTTGATCTATCCATTCGAGTAATCCTTGTCTTGATAATGCCTTGAGGTCATTTTTGAACTTTGTCCACGACAGCGATTCGTCAGTGTTTATCTGGTCTTTTGTGACTTGGAGGAAGAGATCTTGATCGGAATGTTTGTGGCAGATGAGATAGGTTGAAAGTGCCCTGGAGCAGTTCTCTGAGATGAGAAGTAGGGCGGTCTGACTGATGAATCGATCATCCATAGGCGGCCTCAAAAAAATGATTAATGAACCACCAAGCTATAAATATTGTTTAATTTTTGAGATAGTCTTTTCAGCCTTACCGATGACAACGGATTCTAGCGTGACAAATTATTAATTTACAGGGATATACATGAAATCAGATAAGCCAGATGGTGGCAAATTGGACCTGATAGTGCTCGGATTCGTCTTTGGGACGATCCTTTTAATCTTTATGGTTGTCGCGGTGGCGCACACCCTTCATTAGGTCCTCGCATGTGACCTTACCGAAGGTGAGCTTCTCTATGCGCATGGCAAGACTTAGGCGCATATCTAGCCCTTGCTCGAGGATGTTGTAAAGCGTGCCCTTGGAGACATCGAGTGTTTTGGCAAAGTCTTTGATGGGGATTTCGTTGAGTAGAATGTATTTTTTTAATGGATGAATCACTTATTTTTCCTGATTGGAGTTTATTTTCTTGTTCCTAAATCCACGATCCTGTATGTTGAAAGGTATACGGTACAGGACGAACGGTTAAACGTCAACGGAGGATCTGATGAATGCAAGTGTAGACGATATAATGGGTGCGGACAAGCTGATCAAGCTAGAGATGGAGATGATTTATCATGGCATACGTACGATCGAGCACTTACGCGATATGATAAAAATCCGTCAAAGACTGAATGTTATTCACCATTTAACGGCTAGGGGTCTAAGCGAAGATCAAGTTCGAGAACTATACAAGAATTCTTACGAAATGAGTGAGGCGAGCTAACCATGACACAAAACGAGGCATCGGAGATCAGATACAAGCTGCGAGTGATGCAGACCAGCATTGATCGGCTGGAGCAATGGTGCAAGGATCAGCAGGAAATGATCCACTTGGCGGAAGATGCCATCTGCGCCCAAGAAGACGAATACTGGAACGAATGGTTACTGAATCAACAGGTAGGGGTTTAACATGGAACGCGAATATCTAGATTATGATGAGGTATGTGCCGTTAATCAGATGCAGGAGGATATGCCTGATCTGAAAGAGATGAGAGCCTATATGAAAGCTATCATCCAGAACTTATACACACTTGACCCCGATGTTGAGCAATTTGAGAGTGATTTGGATCGTTTGGCTTATATGTTAGATGTCAAAATGCCTGCGCCGGATGTGCGCATACAAATCGAGAAGAAGGTCCCATGGAAACAGACGGCTTAAATAAAACACCGCCTGCGGTTAGGCCCGCAGACGGTGAAATTCAGGATGATGGATCTATGAAGAGTGAGGAAACAAACTTCATTCGAGTCACGAACATAGCTAACCTCTTTACTGATTTTACGTCAATTCCCGCGGATGTGCTAGCTGCTGCCGCCAAGCGTGGGAAAGATGTGCATAGGCTGTGCGAGGCTTACCTAAGCGGTTTGATCGTGTCGGGTTATCCAGCTGCATACGAGGGCTACCTTGACAGCTTTAAGACCTGGGCGAAGGACAATATCGTTGAGATCTTTGAGATGGAGACGCGTCGATACTGTCAAACTCATATGATCACCGGTCAGATAGATTTGCTTGTTAAGCTTAAGGATATCGATGGGTTGACTCTCGTCGATCTTAAGACCAGTAGTGCTAAGCATCGGTCCTGGGATATCCAGCTTGGAGGCTATAGGTATCTGCTGAGAGAGACTGAGCCGACCAATTTCGTCAGTAATGCTATGACATTAAGGTTACGTAAAGACGGATCTAAAGCCATTCCTAACATGGTTGACAGCCTAGCGCAGGCTGAGTCTATCTTCTTCAGCGCGCTACATTGTTACAAATTTCTTAAGCTAAAGCCTAAAACGATAGAGGTGGAATGATGCAACCAGCAATTTTTGAGATCAATAGCGATAAGGTGGAGTTGATCAAGCGCACTATCTGTCGCGGTTCTAGCGATGATGAGCTTGAGCTATTCGTACATGCGTGTAAACGCACAGGTCTGGATCCCTTTATGCGACAGATCTATGCCGTTAAGAGGTGGGATGCCAGCCTTAAGAAGGAAGTCATGGGCATTCAGACGGGTATAGACGGTTATCGCCTTATCGCTGACAGGACGGGGCGTTACAGCCCTGGTAAAGAGACTGTATATGTCTATGATGACAATGGACGTCTGGTAGCTGCTACATCGTATGTTAAGAAGCAGACGCCGGACGGAACGTGGCATGAGATAGGCGCAACAGCCTATTACACTGAGTATGTTGCTTTGACCAAGGAAAAGGCTCCTACATCTATGTGGGCAACGAAGGGCCATATCATGCTAGGTAAGTGCGCTGAGGCATGTGCACTGAGAAAGGCTTTTCCGGCCGAGCTTAGTGGTATTTACACTAAGGAGGAGATGGAACAGGCCTATAATCCACCTAAAGATGAGATAGCTGCTAAGGCTGAGGTAACTATTGATCTTCAGCTTCCAGAGGTACCAGATGATGTCACGAGGCGTTTTGCTGATGCTATGCCTGAGAGCATCGATCCGGCTGTTATGGAAGCCTATATTGATAGTGTAAGTAAGTTTTGGAAGATTACCCCTGAGCAGGTAAAGGCCAAAGGGGTGACTAATACGGGCGATTTTTTAGCTAATTTTGACAAGTGGCGTAAGAAGAAGGCAGCATAATAAAAAACGACGGGGAGGTGTGCGGCCTCCCCGCCTAACTAACACCAATAGGATTGTCATGATTTGGACATCCCCACCTTATCAGCGAGACATCATTTTAAAAAACAGTTTTCATAAAGGGTCGTGTGGCTTAGGTCCGCCATCCCGTCCTTGTAGGCCAATGGCATATCTGTCATGCGCATCGACCCTCTCCTGTCTCTCCTGCATTACTAGCCTCTGCTCGAAGGCTGTCATGCCTGGTAGGTGACCGGGCGGCACGGAGTCAGTCTCTTTCAGGCCTTTGTATGGACCGTTTACGGTGTACTGGGCGGGTGCTGCTTTCATTTCTTTTTCTTCTTTAGCTTTTTGACAAGCTTATCCTGTTTGACATCGGCTTTCAGAAGACTTTTGGTGTCCTTCTCAGCCTTTTTGATTTTCTTATCTATCTAAACATATTCCTTTATTTCGACTATTGTTGGTTCTCTTTCTGCTTCGGTCAGCTCGGCTATTTGCCTTTATGCTCGTTTGGGGAGGGACTCCAATAGCCATTTTCTAGCATCCTCCTGCGTTTCGAATCGTTCGCGCCAGCAGCGCTCTATCTTGATCGTGGACAGGGCGCCTTCGTCTGCCGTCTCTATTATGTCAAATATAACATATATACCCCAGACGCCGTCTCTTTGGAGGGTTTCTATTTCTCTGGCCTGGGCCAAATTGATCCAGGATCCAGCTGGAGTGATAACCCAATGCATTACTTTGCCTTTTTCTTTTTCTTGTTTGACTTTCCGGCTACGTTTAGGGCTATTGCGACCGCTTGAGATTGTTTTTTCCCTTCGGCCATATCTAGATTGGCGAACTCTAATGGTTGTCAACCATTATCCAATATGACCCAATGCATTATCGCCCTGTAGGAATTCGTCTACCATTTTTTTAGCCTCTTCCACAGATTCTATATTATCTATCGTCGTTGTGAATCCGTCCACAAATCGAATATTGATAAAAAATCCGGTTGGATTTGGGATGCTTGGCGTTGGACAGTTTGGATATATGGCTATACTGATCATATGGACGCCATTTAACCAAACGTTGTTTGTGCCAGCCATCCACGTCATTACTTGCCCTTCTTAGGAATTTTAGCTCCGGCCTTTCTAGCTTCCGAGAGAGCTATAGCGACAGCTTGCTTCTTGTTTTCGACTTTGGGGCCTTTCTTGGAGCCGCTATGAAGTGATCCTTCTTTCCATTCGTGCATCACTTTTTCGACTTTACCGTTTCTTTTTTTTGCCACTCATAATCTCCACTTTAGCAGCTGTGGCCATCTTCTGGCCGGATTTCTTGCCTTCTTTAAGCGCTGTTTTCTCTTGTTTCTTTGGGTTCGCTTCCTCAACACCTTTGGCGGAGCCGGGATGTCTCACACCTTTCTTAGGCTTCTTTGAGGAGGGGAACTTAGGCGGTTCGCCTTTGTGTGCTATGCGGGTCATGCTATACCTTAGGTTGTAATACAGCTTCTAGCTGTGTCTCTGGTTTCTCATCCATATCTACATCGTCTTGGCCATTGTCGCAACCGGAATTGCTCACCACAGAGAGCATGCATGCCGAAAACAACATCAAGAGGCACAAGGCACATAAATATTTCATGGAATGCTCCTTTGTATTAGCTATAGCAGTTGTAGCAAATCCACGTCATGAAAAATATGACGTAGATTCACATCGAAACGGCCCAGCCGACACAGCATCCTATAGCGAATACTATGACGGCGAACATCATCATGGTGAACCAGTCTTCTGGCTCTGGTCTACCTGCAGTGTGGCTCATGATACCTCGGGTCATCTAGGTCCTGCATCTGCCGCTTGGAGTGCTCGATCATCTCGATAGCGCGCACGTTTTCCGGGGTAATAAAAGTGCAGTCTACCACGAAAAGCGAAGCAATGAGTATCGCTGCTGCTGCGAATATGTGGAGCATTATCCTACCCTCACCGCTCTAATTATCCCGGTCGCTGTCACATTGGTAAACGTTACCGACGCCTCGCCTTTGCAGTTGAGGTAATGCGTTGTCGTAGAGCTAATCGCCACTCGTGTTGGACCGGCCGTAACGGAAACAAAGTTATTAGCGCTTACGGGTATCTTCCCACCATCCTCGCCGAAGCCGTTTTCGCCGACTCCGGTCAGGTTGTTGTTGGCTGTGGATACAGCACATGCCCAGAAAGTATTGCCAGCCACTGTCCCGCTCGTGGCAAATGTGACATAAGCGTAAACATCCCATTTCCCGGCCGTAAGCGAAATGCTGGTTATATTAGTTGTGGTGTTGTTGGTGAGGGTTCCTGTAGTAGCTGTTGCGGTAATCAGTTCCCCTAGGAAACCTGCTGCCGGTGATGCGTTAGTCGCATAACCCATATATTGGCCGCCATTAGAATCCCAGTGAGCGAACAAAGGCGCTGGCGAAGCCCCAATTCGCACCTCTACCTTAGATGTAGAGGTCTTTGCATAGATAATAACGCCCTTGGTGGCGTCATCTGAACCGGTGAAGTTGGATTGTAAAGTGATGCATCCGGCGAAGGAAGCATCGCCTGCAAATTGGTCATTGTAGAGTATGTTTCCGGCCTGAACAGATTGCGGGGTGCCGCTATTGTTAAATAAATTACTCAGAGCGAACACAGCCTGGGATGCCGCGTTATTTGTCTGGTTAGATACCAAAAGTTCTGTGGTGCCAGCCCGGTCTATTCGAACTTTCATGGGTACTGCAGTTTCATCCTGGCTTTCTGAGCTCGGTATCGTGCCCACGATCAGCGAGGTCATCTCTTTGTTGACGCTATTGGTCGTTGTCATAGGCTCCTTAGACGATTATGAAGTTACCGATGCTACTTAAGACGTTCCAGAGGTTTGTAGTCTGGGCAACCATACGAATAGTATCACCTGGTCGTGTGCTAGTGATGCTTCCGCCTGCACCGGCTGTCGTTTGAGTATTTCCAATGCGTATCTGCTTGCTAGCGCCTTGAGTGATCTGGAAGCTTGTAGCACCATCCAGCGTGATTTCAATGATATCGCCTATCGCCGCGGCCGTAGGAAGTAAAAGTGGTAAAGCGCCACCCGGTGAGATACAGATATAACCATTGTTGATAACAAGAGTCTGGCTAGCAGTGATTGTTTGCCATATCAAAGGGCCGCCGCGTCCATTTACCCAACCATTAGAATCCACGGTAAAGGTAGATGAGTTGAAGGATGCTAGTCCTGCTTTGTTAAGCACCGAAGTGCTATTGGCAGCTGCTACCTGCACATCGAGCGTTTCGGTGCTGCCCGCGCCTTTGAAGAATACAGGTTTGGCGTCTGTGCCATTGGCTACTGTCGCTCCAACGAAATTGAAGTTACCTGCTGTAGGGCCCAATGCCCCGCCGCTATCACCCGTGATCGTCTCTATTGCTGCGCCGCCCGTACCAGCCAGGGCTACGAAACCGCTAGCATCAACGGTGAAGTCGGCGCTACTGAAGTGCGCTATACCGCTCTTGGTGGCATCGCTGGCTGCGACAGCTGCTGCCTCCTGCACCTCGACGTTGTAGGCACCAAGGGCCCTTGAACGCGTTTCTATAGGCACTGAGTGAGCTGCTACGGCAGCCGCGTTGACGGTGATGTTGCCGGAGATGGGGCTGACTGTTGTAATGCCTGGCGCTGTGGCTGACTGCACCGTCATCGTCTGTACCGCTGGACCTGTTCCGCCGAGGAGCGTTACGCGGCCATTGACATCGACAGCGAATTGTGAGCTTGCGAAGGATGCTAGTCCCGCATCGACGACACTTGTGATAGCGCTCGTCGTGGTAAGCTGCACCGCAATCTGATAGCGGTTGACAGCTGTATTGACTGTCTGCACGGGCGTGCCTGCGTTAGACGCTGTGGTACCGTGCACGATGACGACACCAGCTGTAGGTACGACGTTAGCCCCTGAGTCAACCTGGAATTGCTCGACCGCGGCGCCGCCCCCAGTGATGTCGAAGTTAAGTGTGTTGAACCCGACGCCTGGCCCCGCCACACCTGTTATTACGATTGTTCCGGCCGTCGACGTCAGGGTGATATTACCCGCTGAGGTTGCCGTAACGGGGAATGTGCCAGCTGTGCCAGTGCCCCCGACGAACATAATCATAGGGCCAACAGATCCGCCAGTGAATTTTATCCAGTTGGCGTTACCGCTGATGAAGCCAGCTAGAATCCATTCGACTTGTGTGACTGTGTTTCGCCAAAGACATTGGATAGGGTATTTTAGATCGCTTGTATCTATCGGATCGCGCGGTGCCTGCACTGTCGGAGTGGCAGCGATACCACGCCCGATATAGTCTCGGGTGTCTTTGTTGCGCGGTGGGAGTCCAAACTGTTGTGCCATGGTAGCTCGTGGTTAAAAAACAACTTTACTACGGTTCGGTGACTCCGTAAAGGACAAAGGTGCCGCTGCTGATATTACCGCTGGACATCTGGAACCGTATCGCTGTGATGGCTGTGGTGCCGCTGTTCATGCCGCCGCCCCAGATAAGTGCTGCGTTAGGCGTAGCGTTTACAGTCGCAGCATCAAAATAGAACTTAGGCACCAAAGTCCCGTTATTCATATCGAACAGCATCATCGTGCCGGATATGCCTACAGACGCCGTGTTAACGAGTCCTGTGACTAGCGTGCAAGAGCTATCAGCCGCGCTATCATTAACGACATTGGTGGCATTCGACAGTGTGGTAAAGGTAGACCAGAGATAAGCCGATCCTAGCCATGCGCCCCCATTGTTGGTGCTAAAAAGAATCTGCATCTGCACTGAGATGGTAATCGGGACAACGTTCAAAAATCTGACCATATACGTCTGAAAGTTAGACGTGATAACGCTGGTAAAATCGATTGTAGCGCTATTGGAGGCCGTTTGTGACTGTATCTTGACGTTCGTCTTAGGGAAGTTGTATGCCATTAGATATTCACCCCATATAGGCCGAATGTTCCCGAGGTAATATTTCCGCTGTTAAACGCTATTTTGATTGCCGTGACAGGCGTCGTCGTGGAGTTAAAACCCGCGCCCTGGTTTATATCCTGCCGGGTGGAGTTATTGAGAAGCACTGTCGTATAATCAATCCTGGGACTAAACGTTGAATCGTTAAGATTATATAGGGTTATGTCTGCGTTATATCCATGCGGCGACTGATCGTTAGCTCCTCCTATCTGAATGGAAGTATCGCTAGTGCTTCCTAAATTGCTGACACCGGCCGAGGACTTAGCTTCGATGTTTCCCCATTGATAGTTGGTGCTAAGATAAGTTGATCCGTTGTCCGTGCTAAACGTCAATATTAGGTTTTTACCTAACGTTGCGGCCACTATAACCCGGAGTTTCACGACATAGACTGTGAAGTTTGTAGTGATCTTACTCGTAAAGGCTACGCTAGCTGACGCGGATGCTGTCGTGGAAGCGATAAGAACCAGGCTCTCTTGGAATTTGTATGCCATATTAGGTCTCCACTACGCCGTAGAGTCTAAAAGTGCCTGACGTGATATTTCCGGCGCTCATAACCAGCTTTATCGCTGTGATGGCTGTGGTACCGGTATTACATCCGGTGAATTGCACATGCGATAGACGAGTGCCGGACGTATAAAGAACGCTAAACCCAGCGATATTTGGTGTGAATCCGCTATTGAAATCGAAGAGCATAATATCGGCTGAATATCCCCTCGAAGATACGTTACTTACCGTGGTGGCTACTTCTATAAACGTGGCTGGGTCGCTTGAAAATAGATTTCCATTGGCGGCGGTAGAATCCGAATAGAGTGACGAGTATTTGTAGTTGGTGCTGAGGTAGGTCGATCCATTATCGGTGCTGTAGGTAAGCAAGAGATTAGTGGCGTTGGTCGCCGCAACCAGGTCACGGATCTTCAGCACGTATACACTAAATTCAGTGCTGATGACGGAGGTGAAAATGATGCTGGCGCTACCCGAAGCTGTTTGGTTGCTTAGCAGAAGCTCCCTTCGACCGAAGTTGTACGCCATGCTTACACCAGGAAGAAGTTTGACGAGTCTGTATAGATATCCACCGAGTCGTAGTTACCATTGATCACCTGGTTAGCTATGCCATCTATGTTAGCTCCGTTGCCTGCGATGGTAATAGCATGGGTAGCAGCTCCCCCGCTCTGGTCCTTGATCGTCCAGCGCTGGCCTGCTACAAGGCCGCTGTTGGGCATTGTGATGGTCCTGGCAGCTGTGGTATCGGTCACGCCGATTATAACGTCCGTGACAAGGACCTGATAGCTGACAGCGGTTGTAGTGAGCTTCTCAATCAGGCCGCCATTTAACGTCACGGAACCTGTGAAGGTAGATGCGCCAGCAAAAGTGGGTGTGCTGGTGAAGGCCGGGTCAGCGCCGGCAGCCCCCATTAATACTTGTCCCGTCGAACCGGCTGTGGTAGCTACAATGGCGCCCGTGCCCTCGCCAAGCAATACCCCGTGAATAGTTAATGTAACTGCACCTGTTCCGCCACCAGGTACGGTAGCTGTGCCGAAGATAGGATCAGCTGCAGCTCCTTGACTGATAAGTGGCACGCCTGATGTGGCACTAGGGGCTACGTTGGTGATAGTAGCTGAACCAGCACCAATGAGAACGTTGTGGTTGGTGAGACCTGTTAATTCCGTAGTGAGAGTACTTCCCGAACCTACAATGGTAATGCTACCAGTACCAACCGTGTTGACGTTTCCAGCCGAAGGACTAATCGCTCCTCCAGAGTTACCTGTAAGGGTAGATATCCCCGTAGCTGCAGCTGCCTGCCATGTCGGAAGTGCACCAGCTCCATTGCTAGTTAGTACGTTACCAGATGAGCCTAGACCGGAGACGTTCTGGAGGTTACCAGTAGAAGTAGTTCCTCCGGTGATTACTGAATATGCTGTGAAGCTCGTATCCCCCGTTCCTCCCCCTGCGACGACTGCCGTACCAAATACGGGATCAGCTGCAGCCCCTTGGCTAATGAGCGGCACCCCTGAGGTAGCTGATGGTGCTACACTAGTTATGGTGGCTGTTCCGGCACCTACAAGCACATCGTGATTGGTAAGGCCCGTTAGCTGCGTGGTGAGCGTGCTTCCAGCGCCAGCGATGGTAATGCTACCTGTACCAACAGTATTGATGTTGTTAGCTGTAGGACTGATTGCCCCGCCAGAATTACCTGTGAGGGTGCTAACCGAACCGCCGCCACCACCGCCAGCTTGCCATGTGGGCAAGAGTCCAGGTCCGTTGCTGGTTAAGACTTGGGTGGCTAGGCCTAGCCCTGAAACGTTCTGCAGGTTCGAGGTGCTGGTCGTGCCGCCGGTTACAACAGCGAAGGGTGTAAAACCGATATCGCCGGTGCCCCCGCCTGGAACAGTGAGAGGAAAGGCAAAGCCACTATCGGCAAGATTGCCCGAGGCATCAAAAACAGCTATATCCCCAGGCGTACCGCCGCCAGCCGGGCCTGAAATACCAACTTCATCGAGGTTATTGGTAAAGGGATTATAGGCCCAGCGAACCACAAATTACCTGGGTAGTTCGAGCGTTTTCATCCGTACATCTAGTGCTTCAAGCTTGCGACCCATAGTAGCCATCTGCTTTTCAGCTAGGTCGCATTTTCGGGATGCCATCCCTATATCTGTCTGGGCTGCTTCAATACGCTGATTGACTGACGGCATACCGGTGTTTTCGACCTCAGTCCTGATATCCATGATCATGCGGAATGCTTTGTTTTCGAAGATCGATGTCGCTTCATTTATCTTTGATACGACATTTTCTTTGAAATTGACCGAATCGATATCAGATGTCATCAGGTGACCGGTGAGAAGACCATGTTGAGCGTTGGATTCTTTGATCAGGTCGGATAGTCGGATATTGTGATCTACCAAGGTGCTTTCGATATGATCCGTCGACTCCTGAGAATTCTTGATAAGAGATTCAAGACTTCGCAGTTGTCTCGCTAAATCGCGGATAGAATCATGAGCGAAGTTCAAAACATCCTCGTGCTGGGCCCGCAGGTCTATGCACTGGATACCAAGAGATATCACCTTAGAGTCCTGGAGGGTCTGCGATTCTATCATTTTGTCCAGAGAGTCTCTATGATCGGAAAGACCCCTAGCTATGTCTATGATATTGGCATGACTATCCAAACACTGCTTTTGTGCATAGTCCATCGTAGC